ATGCGTAGATTACACCGATTTTAAGTTTACCAGCAGTACAAGCAGCCGTGCCGACAACCAATTTAACTTCAGCGTCCGACGTCATGCATACAGGAGCAGTAGCGATTGTGCATTTACCAGCACCTTTAATATCGGCCTTTCCTGTAGCAGATAATACAGCAGTTGATCCAACTGTAACACCAAGAGTAGCGGATCCAGAAGATGCCAAGTCATCAGCAATATTCTGAATGAATGCTCCAATTACAAAGTGTCCTTTAGGTATTCTGAAACCGAGCAGGTTGCTACCAGTAGCAGCCAAAGCTGAGTCAACAGCCAAGTCAACAACACATTCTTTGGTTGAGAAATTACCGATAACACCGCCATCAATTTTTCTTAATTCTTCAGCAGTCATTTTAATTATTTCCTTTCTATTGTATTCTTCCTTCACGCATCTGTTGTTCTATTACTTTTTCATATTTAGCAAACTCATCAGGACTCATTCTTCTAATCTGGTCTCTAGTAAACGTTTGGCCGTTTCCAGAATAAGTCTGAGTATTTTGAGTTGCTACACCGCCCTGAACTGCAGATGTGTCATTCTTTACCTTATCTTGTAAGGCAACTGTTTTACCAGCGTTATATGCCTCTTGATACAACGGTAAAACTATATCCATAATATTATGTAATTGACCGTACATATCTGGAGATGCTCCATAAGCCTGTACATATTGTGACATAATATTTGTTAATGCAGGAGATGCATTAAGTATTTGATTGTAATCATTCTGAAATTTTGATACTTCATAATAGGCATTCTGTTGTTGTATAGCCTGTCTTTTACCTACTACCTCGTTGCCAAGTTGTTCAAATCTTCTTTCAAACTCATATCCTTTAGCTGGATCAGTTTCCTTAAGAGCATTAACGGATGCATCAATTTTGGCTGGATCTGCATCAACACCAAATTCATTACACAATCTAAGGTATTGCTGTTTCCCTACATTTACAATTTGCTGATCCATATTCATTAAGTTAAATGTCTGTTGGTCAACATCTTGTATCCCAAGCGTTTCTCTCAGCTTTCTCTCTTCTTCATCCCTAATTTCATACTCTTTGATTTTTGCTTGTAACTGTTCAACCGTAGGTTGTTCTGTACTTTCAGTTGTTTGTTCACCATTTACTTGTTCTGTGTTATTATTTTCTACAGCACCACTTCCATCAGTAGTTTCTTGGACATTAGTCTGTGTATCTTGGCTTGCTGCGGTATTTTCTTCAGTAACTGTAGTAGTTGTCTGAGTTTCGCTAGGAGCCGTTGTAATAACTTCTTCTGCCATTTAAACCTCCTAATCTTGTTCACTTAAAAATTTTATAGCATCATCATATTTCTTTGCGTGGGACTCTGCTCTCTCTATAAAGCATTTAAGCCCCCAGGAATATTTCAACCACCAGTCTCCAACCCCAGGTTCTCCAGGTGATAATGAAAGACCTTGATAAATTTCATCTTTAATAAAATCTCTGCAGTCTTTCCACTCTTGAGTGTCGCAAAGCTTTTTGAATTTTTCAAATTTTTCTTTTGCATCTAGCGCCTGCTTTTTAGTTTCTGGATCCATTTTTGCAACCTTTTCTCTTTTCTTTTTGTTGCTTTCAATGTAACTTACAACTTCGCTCATTTAACTAATCCTCCTTGTATTTGTGCTTGTACCTCTTCTCTAGTTAGCGTTGGATCTGGTATCTGTCCAGCAATCTGTTGCTCTTCTAACATATTAGCAAATTCTGGTATTGCAGCAGTTATGCCTCTTTCCATATCATTTACATATTGACCAACATGGCCTTCTGGTATTCCTCTTGCATTAGCCTCTTGCCTAATTGCTCCACGCAATCCAATCGCTCTAGATAAGGTATTTATCTGTCTATAATTTAATTCATTAAGTATCCAAATAAAGAAATCAGCGGCTGGGAACTCAGGTCTTTGTACTATAGTCTGGAAAGCTGGGCTACCCATTAACTGGAATAACTTTTGTACTGATCCTTCTTTTTCAACGCTTGTCTGAGCATTACCAATCATGAATACATAATGCCCATTTCTGACTTGTTCTGTTATATTATAGAAATCCTGTATGCCATCCCTTATTACAGGAACAACATCATCGGTAGTTTGGTATTCTTTCTTTAATTTATATATTGACCATATAATAGGAACTACAACATTATGGGAGAATAGATATGCCTCTCTAGATAACCTAGTTGTTTGTCCGCTATATATATAAGTTGATTCACTAGCGGTTCTAACTCCTCCAGTCCCACCAGTTCCTTGCATATATGGGCTTACGCCAGTAGCACCCTCCATCTTTCTCTTAAAGAAGTTTTCAAAATCAAAACCTCTAAGTCCAGCAGAGAAGTTCATCGGTTGTGGCATTCTAACGTCATTTAAGTCATCGTTAGAGTATTCTACTATGCCACCAGGTTCCCATATAATACCTTCGTTTATAATACCTTTCTGGGCCATTACTGGAGGGTTAACTGTAAGCAACCAACTCTCCATAGTTAAGTCCATGCATTTATTTTCAAGTTCGTTTAATAATAATGCTGGCTTTAACGGAGTCTGTCCTCTTAATGTATCTGGTCTTTCATTATAGCAAGCATATCCGATAGGACATACTGGGTATAAACTCTCATCTAATTTTGCTAAATATTTTCCAGCAATGACGACAATAATAACATTACGAGCAACGTCACCGTTAGAAGGGATAATATAATCACCATAATATTCCATTACCTCAACAGTAGAGCCTATAACCTTTGTGTCTATATCATGATAGTCATCTGAGTAGTCATTTATTTGAGTGCGACTACCTTGTTCTACCATCTGTTTTAGGTCTGCTATTTCTTCTCTTGTTAATTTATAATCTTTATTTGACAATACATAACTTAGTGGAACAAATTCTCTGTATATTTTACCACAAGATTGCCAATGATTTTTCTGTGATTTATCAAAGAATAGATTAAGCGGATCTATTCTATCTACGTCCGCTCCCTCATATACTATTTCATCTTGAACTCTATTTACATATTCAATTCCAGTAACAACTGTCTGACCTAATTCATCAACACCATATATAGGCTCTTCTGACTGGTATCTCTTTTGCTCTACCTTTTGAGTCCAATGAGAAAACCAAGCGGCCTCACCCTTATCCATATAATCATCTAATATTTTGTCTAGCGTTGATTGTAAATCTATTTTATAACAATCAAATACCAATGCTGATTTAAGCATTGCGCTCATCTCATGTGATTCTGGATCAAGGCCTTCAATATCAAACATACCATCATAGTTTTGGTAAACAGCCTTAAATATATTTGCTCTTAATGATTGTCTTTGCTCATAGACATCGGGTATCAATTTAACCTCTGCCTTATATTCATTTGCAGAAGGATATATTTCTCTAACTACTCTGTCGTAGTCTTCCCTGACTTCTTCTACATCAGCAGCCCACTGTTTTGCCTTATCGCAAATATCTTGGCAAATATTTTCCCTATCTATCTTTCTTATTTCTTTTTTGTTGTTATCTTTGTAATAGTAAAATCTCATCTTATTCCTGTTCTATATTCATATTTATCTCTACCAAAAACATCTCTCCTTATACCAGCAAATGTTTTGGTTGGGGATGGTTCGCTTTTAATTGGATAATATCTATACGCAATATACCCACATGCATCAGTAGGATGCGTTAAATATTTAGCCTTTGGATCGTTCTTGATTTGATAAGAGGTAGGTTTCTTGGGCTTACCAGTTCCTTCCTCTTGAACAAGGTTCTCTATATCATATATTAGATATTTACATTCTGGTCTTATCTTTATGTGGGGGACTCCATTCTCATCTCTCATCATTCTATTCCAGCAGTTATATCTATAGGTTATTGGTGGGTTGGATTTACCTACATCAAATTTAACATTAGTAAATCCCATCCTAGCCAATTCGACTTTCATTATTTTAAAATCGCTACCAGTTGTTTTCTCATATCTACCCGACGAGTCACCAGTTATTATTATTTCATGTTCTTTATAACCAGTTTCTTCAAGTAGCTCACCAAGTAATCTTATCTGGTGTAATGTATCTGTATAGTTCTCTACGAGTTCATACAAATAATATATTGTGCCATTATAATGCTGACATATATACCAGCACATAGGATCTGTATTGAAGTCGCATGTAACATAAAGTGGTTTTGTTTTATCTATTTCTATTATAGCATCTATGTTATCTGCTCTATTAAAACCCTTTGTAGCGAGACCAGATACGAAATCCATATCCTCGCCAAGTACATTACGCTTAAAATATTCTTCTGAATATCTTTCACGCATTGACTCTATGAAACCCTTAGGTAGATTTTTTGCGTTTTCTGTCGTAGGTGCTATTATTCTACGGTAGTTATCTGGTTTATGTTCTACAAAGTATTCATAAATCCAACCCTTTGTTTCCTGTGGGTTGGTATGGCCAAATAGTCTATATTTAAAATTAATCCCCCAGCTCTCTTTTCTCTCTTGTCTTAGACGTCCGAGCAACATATCAAATGTTGACCTAGGTATATCTGACATCTCCTCAAGTTCTACAAACCCAAGGTTAAGTGATTTAAGTTTATCTGGTTCCTCTAAATGTCTAAATAGTATTTCACTCTTATTGCTAAATACTATTTTACTTTCAGCCTTTAAATAGTTGTAGTCTATTCCAGCCTGTAAGCCCATCCTTTCAAGATGCTCAAAGTAACTCACCAGTGTTGTATCCCTTACCAATATTAGAGTCTGAGCGCCAACTAAGCCCTTGATGCCTGGGTATTTTAATGCAAGTATTATACCAAGTAAACTACCAGAGTATGTCTTACCACTACCGAATCCACCTTGATATAATGCTACATCTATATCACTATCATGATTTCCTAATTCAAGGAACTCTTTTTGTGCTGGGAGTAATTCATATTTATATCCCATTACTTAGTTATCCTTTTCATTAGTTGTTCAAACTTTTTCTTGTCTATCTGCTTTTTTCTTTTTCTAAACTTTACTACCTGGAATGAACTTCCTATTATTCTCTCTCCAGCCAATACAATTATTGATAGACCAACAAAAAATGTTAGTGGTCTAAAAACAAATATATACCATAGTAAGTGAAGTAATTTATCTTTAAACACTAACACCTCCAACCCTAAAAGGGTGTATAGTTTTTCTGCACAACCGCCAGAACTATACCAAACTGTGGGTGGCTACTATTGCGCAAGTTCACCACCGAGGTCTATTTTAGCTTACACTAGGCAGACTAGGCAGAGGCTAGCCTCGTTACACTCAGGTGAGCCAGTAGGGCATTCTCCCACACAACCACTTAGTGGTATGCTATAATTACATTATGGCCCCATGAATCCTGGTTATTTTATATACCGAGGACCAGGAAAGTCGGTGTACAGGGTTTTACGAGGTACCGCATCTCGGTAGTCCATGGCTAGTTATTAGCCAACTTCGCTACACTAAATCTTATCTGCGTCTATATTAAAGTATAGCTTGGCAATTTCCTTTTTAACCTCATCTGGCTTAACACCATTGTAGTTTGCTATGTCACTTAATATAGCCCTTGCATCAGCAAGTTTACCTTTTTTATTTGCATTATTGAACATGTCCCAGTATATACGCATCAGGTCTTCTTTGGTAAATTCCATTGCATCCTGCATTGCATTTAATTCTGTTCTACGTTCTTTAATTGCCTCTTTAATTCCGTCATCACTCAGTAATTGTAAACCAATTCTATTTGCGTTTTTTCTATCATAGCCGCCCTCTATTGCTGAGAGTGTCGGATCTAAAGTTGTTAAATATTTATCTATAAACTTTTGCTGTTGCTCATCACATTCGCTATAAAGCATTCACTCCTCCAATCTATCAGGCAGGTGGGCTGACCTAATAGATATTGTGCAGAAAGGAGGAGATGTGATGCCCACCTTTTACCGTATTATTTACCATCAAACATTATATAGTGCGCACAATCTACAACTCGTATAGGCTCACTTGCCTCAACTAATCCATTAGCCAAGCATTCTATTAATGGGCATCCATACTGTTGCTCACACCATACGCATATATCTTCTTTGTCTATATATACAGTTCTTGTATCTTCTTCTTCAATACATTCCATTATCTGTACCTATCCTTCCCAACCCAGAAGTAAGGTCTGTCTTCACCATCTCTAATAATAGGTATGCATTGAGTGCTAAATGAATTACCTTTGAAATTAGCCAATACAAAACCTTGTTGCCAGTCCATCATTAGTCTTCTGCCTTTAAGATGGTACCATGGTGTTCTTTGACATAGGCATCCGCATTCGATACCAACCGTCTCTCCAACTGATGTTGTTTTATATACTTGGCTAAGTTTGTGGGTATGGCCCTGAATAATAGAAGTACCCTCCTGCTCCATTGTTGCATAGGCAGATGCACCACCTTTTCCTCTGGCTACAGTGCCATGGGTTATTAACAATGTGCCATCTCCCATTGGATCATATACCTCTGGATAATAGTATATACCAAATTCTGCTAACTTAAGCCAACCTTGTATTGAATAGTTTTCAAAGTCCTCTGCTAATATCGGAGATAATTGTACCCACCGGTCTATCCATCCTTCATGACACTGACTACCGATATACGATATCTTTGTATTTGGTAATATGTCTCTAAGCAGTTCTGCAATACCACACCATCTATGTCTATCTTGTCTTGCAGTATTGAAATTGACTGCAAGTTCTCTTAGTTTAGGATGAGTAGAGAATGCTGTCATATCATTTATATTGCCATTCAATACTAACTCATCTGGTTGGTATTCATATAGGAAATTAAGAAATACCTTTAGAGCATCTGAATCCTCAAATGGTATATGCCAGTCAGAAGTAATTACCATTGAAGTTTCTTCTTTATCATCCTCGGTGGGAATTGTAAGCAAAGGCTTTTCTTTTAAACTTGTAAAATATGGTAATAAACTTTCTACTAAACTTTGGCTATACCCTTCTGGTATTTCTACTTCTTTGTTTCTAATTTTGTCTCTAGTGGGCTTACCTTTAAGCAACCACCATTCATATAATTTATTAGTATCTGGAAGATTTAATTCTAGCATTATACCTCCAGAGGTTCTTCTTCTATTTCTTTTATAAGTTTATCAAACTTATCTGGATTATTCATACATTCTATAAAATTACTAACGTGTTTATAACTATCTTCTGCATCCATAGAACTATAGGAGTATATTTCTCCTAATCCATAAGAATAAACACCTAAACAAAATCTATTACCATCTGTATTAATTAGTAAAGATAAAGTATTATCTATACTATTTAATCTCTTAGCTAATTCATGATACATAAATTCCTCCTTTCATTCTATTAACATTATAACATATACTATATAAAAAATACATCCTATAGATATATGATTTTTACATACCTATCTATCCTATATCTATTGCTATATTAAACATATACTATTTAATTAAACGTTTATTAATTGGTATTTTATAGCAATATATATACTCTAGATAGGTAGTGACTTATAGTTATATGGGTATTATCCCCCTATATATAAAATTTCTTTACTATACCGCCCTCCAGCGGTAGGGGAATATACTTTATATATATATTTAATATATGTTATATATATAGTAATTATACTCTATATATATATTATATATACACCTATATATATTATATATATCTTGTATATAATAATATATACTATCTATATATAATATATAACTATATAATATATATAGTATATAGTATATATTATATACTATATATATCTATTATATATAGTAATAAGTGTTTAATATACACTATATAATAAGTGTAATATATACAATATATATTAAGTGTATTATATACAATATTAAGATATATATATTAAGAATTGTTAAAAATATTGACAGGGTATTTAATTGTTAAGTTTTGTAAATTTTTTTGTTAAGTTTTGTAAACTTGCTTGACACATATTATATAAGTATTAAAATTGAGGTATCGTACATTGACAATTGAATAAGACACAAGGCGAGCGTACCGGCGGCTACGCTTACCATAGTGTAATGTTACTATGCAATAAAAGAAAAGAGGTAAACTATGAAAAGTATCAGCAATTTAAGAACTGAGGACATTATGCCAAAACTAGATAAGGCGGTTGAGATACAAGCCAAACTGAAGTATATTGCTAGTTTTGGAGAGGCTAATAGGTTATATATGGGTAAAACAATAGACAAATATCTGCTTAAGTGTTTATGTTTGTTAAGTGGTTATAGGTTAGACTTGTCAAAAGATAGTAAAGACAATAGTCTTAACGTAACGGACACAATGAAGTATAAGTCATTATTGCGTAATTGCTCTAAGTGGTATCATCTAAGTGAATACAAGGTGTCTCACAAGACACTAAAGGGTTTTATCAAGTTTGCTAAACTCATTGTTACTAAAGAGGTACAGTCATTATTACAGGATATCGAGGCGGGCAAGTACCCTCGAAACAAACGACCTATATGTACTTATGCCAATGTTATCGGCAATAGTGTGTATTGTGTATAATATTATATAGAGGATTGATAATTCAATCCTCTATTTTTTTGGCTCAATTGTTAAGATATATTAAGATATATTAAGAATTGTTAAGCGGTTCAAACTCAATAATAGCAAGTGTTTTTAGTTTTTCAAAAAAAAATCGGATAAAACTATTTACAAAAAACCTCCCGTTGATACAATGAGAGTATAGGACAAGCGAAACGAGTTTCGTAAGTCCGAGTGAGCGGGTATAATACCCGCAAGCGTGAAGTGTAATTTACTAAGAGGGTAAAGTTATGGCTATTCAAAAATCCATTTTGAATAGTGCTAGTAACCGTAGTAAAATTGCATATATTGTTAAACATAGCAATAGCAATATTGCCAATGTTAATAATAGCAATTTAGCGGTTGAGCCTATTCCAAGTGATGTTGAGGTCATCAAACCCGATATGGTAAAAATATTACGCAAGAGATTGCATAATAATATGCGTTGGTCATCACATGATACTAACAATGCTATTGTGTGGACTCGTGGTAATATTACGCTTGAATATACCAAAGATAAGTGGGTAACAGTCAATAGTGATGTTGACCGTAAAAACTTCAAGCGTGCCGTTATACTTGCATGCAAATATTGCAAAAATAAGTATGACAAGGTTACCGTATCGTTGGTGAGGTCGGCACTCATCGAGCAAAAAGTTACTATTATAAATAGTAAAGTATTGTCGGTACTCGTTAAGAGGTACCTTGAAAAGTACCCTAATCCTAGCGAAAATAGGGTCAGACACAATGCACCAATAGCACAAGAGTGTCCGGTTGGTGACGGAATTTGGCGGGAAAATCCGGAGCGTATCTCCAAGATACTAAGCATGTGTGAACTGTAGTATAGGCTCATGCCTATACTATGGTACATATACAAAATAGTACGGCTATGTAGTGCATGGTCGTACTGATATAGATGCACAATAGTGTTGTATTTATCGTGCATACGATAAAAGCATGCTAGAGTGTAGCCAAAGACGCCTATATGCAATAGTTTGAAACTATATGGCGTACGGATATAGCGTACATTCTAACGCATATAGACCGGATTGGTCTTATAATAGAAAGGTGGTGATAATATGGTTAAATTATTGCCTGATGAATTTCGCATGGAAGACGGGTATATAACCGTAAAGTATGAAAATGGATTGTTTCGAGTGTTTGACGGTTGTAATTCATATTCAAGTAAAATGAGATTGGCTACAATACCGGTGTATATAGAGATGCTGGAGGATATGATGAAACATAGTCGTGAATATGCGAATATATTTGGGCGGTCAGAGGATATAGCAACCGGTCCGAATGCAAACGCTCATAGACATTTGGATTGCGTTAACAAAGTCATGACAATTGATGACTCATACAATGGCAATTGGATACAAGCAAACCGTATAGGTAAAATATTGGCATTGGTTATAAAGGCTTATACGGAAAAATGTAAACCAATAGATATTAATAGCATAACAGACGAGGAATTGAATAGTATGGGTATAAAACAGTTGGCTATGCTATTGGATATGATAGAACGAAAAACCGGGCAACGCTCGGATTGTGTAACACAATAAAAGAAAGGAAGACAAAATGAAACAAGTAGTATTGACACAAGACACATCAACCGTATTGATTGACAATGTATCAAAAAAGAGCGGTTATGTTATGATTGGAAACAAAGGTGATTATGTACTCGGTAGAGATACTGAAGGAAAGTTCATCTGGGTTAGGGTAACTCCAGGCAAAACCACAAAACCTGTAAATGCCTATGGTACAATCAGGGATGCAATCGAAGACAAAATCGAAAAAGGTTATGATGTGTACGAGTACACTACATTACAATGTGATTAGTGCAAAATTATGGGGAGGGTAAACCTCCCCTATTACAAGGAAAGGAAAGTTAAATATGATTATGTTGAGGTGCGCAATCGACGGTATTGACTATCCAGCAAAAGAGATGTTGCCAATAGACGGCGGTAGGTTTGTGAATAAAAAATATCAGCACAAACTTAAGAGGTGTAATATTTGCAGATGTTATATGATTGATGAAGGTGCAAACCATATATGTATTGACTGTGAAAATAAAGTTTACACCAATAGAATTAATCCATACTCGACCAAGCCAAGACCTATATTTCAAAACTTTGGCAAGGATACAAACAAAGCAATAGGAAATAGGTATTATGGTATTGAGATAGAATTAAACAATACTAGTCCGGATATGGTATATGCAATTGGCAAAGATTTGTATGGTGAAAAATTGTTATATAATAAAAGCGACAGCAGTATAGGTAACGGTGTTGAGGTTGTTACATCACCAATGGATAAAAGGTCGTTAAAATCTTTGTTGGATAGAATGAAAAACATTTTTGAATATGTGCAAACGGGTTGTCCGAGATATACAGACAACGCCGGTATTCATATTCATGTTTCAAAAAATACAATCGATATGATAGACAGGTATAAATTATGTATGTTATTAAACACAAAACAAACAAATCAAGAAACATATATGATGTATTATTTATCGGGTAGAACGAAAACAACTACGGACATGAAATCTAACTTTGGATTTTGTAGGATAGGTAAGTACAATCAGTTAAATGCACTCGCCTCCGGTCATGATGTTGCGTTAAATACGGGCAACTCAAACACTTATGAGTTTAGAATATTTAAAACTACAACTGATAAAGAGGTTATATTATCCTATATTGAAATGGTGGATAAGATGATAGAATTTTGTCATTGTCATGGTATATCTGATATAAGGATATCAACATTTATTAGGTGGTTGAAAAATAATACAACTAATAAAATATTATTGAAAAAGATTTCAACCTTTGAAAAACGGCATGGTAAATTTATGGAATTAAAATCCGTATATAACGAGATTGATTTTATAAAAGAATTAAAAGGTATAAAGTGGAAGGATTACGATAGGCTAATTGGATATATAAAAGGCTTAGAAACATATCGTAAAGCGTATGCTAATATACAATCGTTTAAGAACCATGAACCACAATTAGAGCTCGGCTCGTTCTTCGGCGGTAGTTCATGTACAGATAAGTTATGTGAAAAACTAGAAGATACTTATAGAAAATGTGCAATAAGTCTGATAAGAAAAGATATTAGAAAGGAAGGTAATAAATGTGCATAGCGATAGTTAAACCGCTAGGCAAAACAATAAGTAAGGACACATTAAAAGCATGTGCAAAAAATAATCCTGACGGAATGGGTTTTGCCTATATAAAAGACGGTACTCTTTATATAAATAAATATCTGAATGACTTTGATAGGTTTTATAAAGACTATTCAGAATTAGAAACAACATCACCGATGCTAATTCATTTTAGAATTGCAACGCATGGAGAAGTAAATTTAGATAATTGCCACCCGTTTATATTGAATGATAAAATGGCTTTAGTACACAACGGTGTAATAACGGGATATGGCGATAAGAAAACAAAGTCAGATACAGTAGATTTTATAGAGAAGGTTATTGGAAATATTGGTTGGAAAAATTGGAAAAATCCAGCGTTTAGAGAGTTGGTTGGTAAGGCAATAGGATATTCAAAATTAGCGATACTAGACGAGAATGGGAATTATTATATCATAAATGAAAGTAAAGGAAATTGGAATGATGGTGTATGGTATAGTAACGAGAGTTATAAAGTCAGAGAGGTTGTGAAAGAAACTACAACGCAATTAGTATTGCCAACAAAAACAGATAAAAAGGAAGATGAGTTTGAATGTACGGTAGTATATAGATGTAAGTGTGGTGAGGAGTTTGATGACACAGGATACAAGTGGTCTAGGAAGTGTCCGAAGTGTGGAAGTTATGATGTGGTTGATGTAGGTTGGAAGGAAGATGGTTGGAAATATTATTACGACCAACAG